CTCGATTAGCTGTCGAAATTCCTCGTTTCTCATGAGATGTCTCCGTGATAGACCCAAGTGTCGGCAGCAGCCTCGGCGTCGTCGTAAAACAAAAAGCATTTGTTGCTCACGATTCGAGGGTCGTTGTCGTAGCTGGTGACCACGCGCCATCCAGCAGCCCACACGTCGCCCTCAGCCATCTGAGTCAGTGGGTGTCGGCGATATACCGCTGCAGTGCGAACGTCGTTGAACACGCAGTCAGTGGCGCTGTAGACCTGAGTCAGCGGCTCACCTGATGGCGCTAATGTGCGATTGATGAAAGACATGTTTTTCTCCAAGTGTCGGTGGAAGCCCCACCCGGAAGAGCTCTTGAAAGAGCCCGACCGGCTGATTCCTCAGTCCAGCGTGTCCTCGTTGACGTAAGACATAGCGATACTGATCAGCTCCTTCAGGAAGGCGATCTCGCTCTGCTCGTCGTATGGCGCTTTTACCGGTGAAGCGACCTGCCACGCTCTGCGACAGGGCTCCTTGAATTCAGCGGTCATAGCTGACCAGCGGATGATCAGTCTCTCTAGCTCGCTCATGCCGCCACCTCCGCTCGCTGCTTCAGGTAATCGACAAGGGTCTCGACCTTGCACCGGATTTCCCACCAGCTGAATCCGCCATGCCCCTCGTCGTACAGGGGGTCTTCATCGTCGCTAAGGAATGGCGCATCGACATATCCGAAAAGGTCGTCGTTGTCGCTGTAGTAGCTGTCAAGCTCAACGTTGATGCCGTACTCACGAGCCAGCTTGAGAGCCACGACCTTGTCGGACTGGACCGGCTTGGATGCGAGTGCAGCGAGCCCGGCACCCGTAATCTTGGGTGTGCCGATGAGCTCATGCACCGACTCGACACGAGCCCGGCGCTTTACCTTGTCGTGCGTGATCGAGACCACTTTCCGGGTAAGCCCGCACACGTAGCGACGACCAGAGACCAGCTGAAAGTGATTCCCGGCAACGATGAGGTAAACCCGACCGGGCTTGAGCAGCTCCCGGTTCTCGCGCAGCCACGTCGCCAGTGTCGGCTTGGTCTTACCTCCGCGAACGTGGAAGTGCTCGTGCGATCGCACACCCCAATGCTCGCGGAGTGATTCGATGATGTGGCAGGTGAACGCGCCGCGTACCGCTCTCTGACCGGACAGGGTGCGAATGAACTTAGCAGCCTCGTTTGTAGTGCAGCCGGTGACCGATGAGATCACCGCGGGCCCACAGTAGCGGTTGCCACTCGTGGTTCGGTTGACGGGATTGAGTTTCATGCTGACTCCTCCACTCGATACCCGGCGACATGCTGCTCGAGCTGCTCGTCGTTCATGAATCCTGTGATGGTCAGGATGTCGATGTGGGTCATCGTGTTTTGGATTCGCACCAGCTCAGCCCAAAGCGCTGTGTCGTAACGGCTGATGGTTGTTTGATTTGTCATGTTGACTCTCCATGTAGTGACTAAGTAAGTGTTCAATGAACACAATCTAGATTGAGTGCTGAATTACCGGGAGTCAAGCTATAATTTCATATACAATACGGATTTATGTGATTAGCCAGTGATTTCGGGGTGAAAATTGGATATTGATCAGAGACTTAACCGCATCGAAGAAAAGCTCGACTCAGTGTCCGAAATGCTTGGGCAGCTGGGTCGAATTGAAGAGCGAGCAAGCGGAATCGATACACGGGTTCAGCGTCACGAGTACCGGCTGGACGTCATCGAAGGCATCCAGCGAGATCAGGCTGAGAAGCTGAGCGGTCACATCGGAAAAGGGCACGTCTGGGAGCGCGCTGCATGGATCGTATTGGCAGCTGTACTCAGTGCGATGGGCAGATTTTTTTGAGGCGGGAAAAAAGAAAACCCGCACCCCAGTCCCGTTTTGTATATAGGGGAGTAACGGAGGTTGTGCAGTGAGTGCCCAGAGGAAACTAACAGAGCGTCAGACCCGGTTCATCAACGAGTACATGGCGTGTGGTAACGGGACCGAGGCATGCAGACGCGCTGGCTACAGTCAGAGCAGCGAAACAGTGCTCAGGGTTCAGGCACACGAGAACTTAGCTAAACCTAACATCAAAGCGGAAATTGACCGCAGGAGGCGTGAATTGAGCGAGGACAGCGAGGACAGACGGGCGAAATGGATAGTCGCTCTCGAGGGTCTGGCGAGTGGCGCTGACAAGGATGCTGACAAGCTGCGCGCAATCGAGGGTCTATTCAAGGCTGAAGGCTGGCTTGCTCCGGAGAAATCGGAGGTTGTGGCTTTAAACGGGGCATTTTTGGCAGAGATTGACTTGGAAGACGAGGAAAATCCTCCAGATATCAACGACTTACACTAACGGACTCCAACCTGTCAAAGGTGGGATCCCGGGCATAACGTGGCATAGGTACCACCCCCCCCTGCAGCACCACCCCCCCGGGGGTAAGAGGACCACGAATGCCGACGATGACCATCTGGTTCCATGGAGGGTATGCAGAGATCTAAAACCCTGTTTCACGTTTTGGGGGGGGTAGCAAAAATATAGGGGGGGCGGTGCTTATGAGAGTACCCACGGTAAAAATGAGAGTAGGTAATTATGGCAACACCTAGAAAAGGCAAAGCAAAAGTGAAGGTTACCGCCTCTGGTAGGAAGATTTCCTATGGGCAGGCAGGCAAAGCCAAGGACGGTGGGTCTCGCGTTAAGGCGGGAACCAAAAAAGGTGATAGCTATTGCGCTAGATCTCTAGGAATCAAGAAGGGTTTGTCCAAAGAAAAGCAAAACGACCCGAATACCCCCAACAATTTATCTAGAAAGCGCTGGAAATGTTCCGGTGCCAAGTCGAGGAAGTAGATATGACCCCGTGCAGTGCATGCAAAACCAAAGCCGCCTGTAAGAAAGCCGGTAAGTGCAAGAAGAAGTCGCTACCGAAGCGTGGAATGCGCGCTAAGACCAATAAGGGGAAGAAGTAATGCAGAGACTAAGACAAGCCCTAAAGTCCCGCACAGTCCAATACGGCGTCTCTATCGCTGTCTTGTCCGTGTTGCAGGGATTCATAGGATTTTTACCCACCAATCCGGCAGTACAAGCCATGCTCGGGTGTGTGATTGCGAGCGGAATCGTGGTCCTGCGCTTCATGACGGTTCAGCCGGTAAGCGAGAAGTAAAAATGGAGTTATTACTGGAGCGATTCTGCTATCACCCTGAAGGAACTCTGGGCTTACTGACTGTTGGTGGCGTTGAGTTCTACACAGTGGAGCGCCCGTGGGAGGAAAACCTCCCGCGGATATCGTGCATCCCGGAGGGGGAGTATGAAATGAAGCGCAGAAAGTCACCGAAGTTCGGTTGGTGCTGGGAAGTTAAAAACGTACCTAACCGCACATACATACTTTTCCATTCAGCAAATTTCCCTGACGAGCTTCAGGGATGTATCGCTCCGGGCATGGCGCTCATGAGTGATCGGATTGCCGTATCCCGTAGCCGGGACGCAATGAAAGAGCTGGAAGAACTCACACACGAGAAAGAATGCAGCTTGGTCATAGACTTTGCAGCATCTGCTGCACTGAAAAGCCAATAGAGGACTTTATTGGCAAGAGGGGCACTCAGTGTGGCTCTTGCTGTAGAGACCTTCAGAGAGAGCGTCAGGGGCGTTCTCCGGCTTCGTGGTCCAGCTACATTGTCAATCAGGCAAGGGCGAACGCAAAGAGGACTGACCGCGAGTTCAATATCACTGGCGAGCAGATAGAGGGGCTTTACTGGGAACAGCAAGGCGCGTGTGCTCTGTCAGGACTGCCAATGCAACATCACCCTGCATTCGGCGATATGAACGTATCGATCGACAGAATTGATAGTGAGTTGGGGTACGTGATCGAAAATATTCAGCTGGTGTGTTGGCGAATCAATCTATTGAAAAATGACCTGAGCTACCTGCAGCTTCTGTGGTGGGTACGGGCATTGGTGGCGAATGACGCAAAAAAGTATAGAAGAAGTCGCGCGGAAACTTAAATACAACTTCCCGCTGTACTCAAAGAACGTCCTTCGGATTGTAAACAAGGAGGGGGCATCCATTCCGTTCCGTCTCAACACCGGTCAGAAATGGGTCCACTCTCAATTTGAAAAGCAATTGGAAGAACAAGGAAACGTACGCGCTCTCGTTTTGAAGGCGCGGCAGACGGGGATATCGACGTATGTTGAAGGCAGGATGTTTTGGAAGGTCACTCAGAATAAAAACGCGAATGCGTTTGTACTCTCGCATCTGGCGGAAAGTACGAACTCAATATTTAACATGGTCAGATATTTCTACGATAATGTCCCTCACCCTGCTTTTGCTCCTCCTCTTGCTTCCCAATCTAGTTCGACTTTAGTTTTCGACGGCATCAACTCAAGGTTCCGGGTAGGTACTGCTAGGAGCACGCAGACGGGTCGTGGTCAAACAAACCGATTTGTCCATGGGTCTGAGGTAGCCTTCTACCCACAGGGCTCAGACATCGTTGCAGGTCTCTTGCAGACGGTTGGAGGAACAGGCTCTGAAGTAATCCTAGAATCCACGGCGAATGGTGCTGGCGGGTGGTTCTATGATCAGGTTATGAAGTCCCTGCGTGGCGAGACCGAATGGCAGGTGTGCTTTATCCCGTGGTTCTGGATGCCGGAGTACCGCCGCAAGCCAAACGCTTATTTTGAAAAAACTCCCGAAGAAGAAAAATTAGC